GATGTTGCCGCACTTATAGATGGTGAGGATCTTACAGAAGATTTCAAGAAAAAGGCTGCTACAATTTTTGAAGCTGCTGTTAAATCTAAGATTTCTAAGATTCGTAAACAAATCCGTGTAGATTCTAAGAAGTATATGGAAAATCAAACAGAAACTATGCAGAAAGAGATGACAGAAAAAATGGATGAGTATATGAATTATGTTGTTAAAGAATGGATGGAAGAAAATAAACTAGCTGTAGAAACTGGTGTTCGCAACGAAGTTACAGAGAGCTTTATTTCTGGTTTGAAGAAATTGTTTGAAGAGCATTACATTGATATCCCATCAGAGAAGGAAGATGTCTTTGAGAGTCTTGTTCAAGAAGTTGCCGAATTGGAAACTAAACTTGACGAGTCAACTCAGAAGCATATGGATAACGTGAAGGAACTTAATACATATAAAGCTAAAGATATTTTTCATGACCTCACAGATGGTATGGTTGATACAGACATTGATAAGATGAAAGAATTAACCGAAGATGTCGATTATGAGTCAGATGAACAGTACAAAGAAAAATTGAATATTATTAAAAACAGTTACTTTAAAACAGATAAGAAACTGGATGACAATAAGAAAACTGCGGGTACAAATAAAAAGATAACCGATGGATCAAGTGACGGTCAAATGGATAGTGTTATGTCCGCAATATCTAACTTAAGCAAAAGTTAATTAATCTTATTTAAATATATGGATAAAGTGAAATGAAGTTTATTAAATTAAAATTTTAAATTACTAAGGAGATAAAAATGTATTTATCTGAAGATATTAAAAATAAATGGGCTCCAGTTATGGAGCATGAGGATCTTCCTGAAATTAAAGATCCTTATAAGCGAGATGTAACTATGCGTCTTTTGCAGAACCAAGAAAATTTTCTGAATGAGCAGAATATTCAAGAAGCCGCACCTGCTAACTATTCAGCTGATCTTTCTGCTGGTGTTAAGAGATGGGATCCTATTTTGATTTCTCTCGTTCGCCGAGCAATGCCTCAGATGATTGCTTATGATGTATGTGGTGTTCAGCCTATGTCTGGACCTACAGGACTTATTTTTGCTATGAAATCAAAATATACGACACAGGGTGGAGCTGAAGCTCTGTTCAATGAAGCCGATACTGATTTTTCTGGTGCTGGTACTCATGTTCCTAATGTTGATGCAACTAACCCTTTTGATGGTAGTTGGACAACTGGTACTGGTAACACAACGGCAACGGGTGAAGCTCTTGGGGATGCTACTCCAAATCTCATTCCAGAGATGGCATTCAGTATTGATAAAGCGACTGTTACTTCTAAGACTCGAGCTCTCAGAGCTGAGTATTCAACAGAACTTGCTCAGGATCTAAAAGCCGTTCACGGTTTGGATGCTGAAACAGAACTTGCGAATATTCTTTCTACTGAAATTCTCGCAGAGATTAACCGGGAAGTAATTCGTAAAATTTATGACGAAGCTAAATTTGGTTGTGTTTCTGGTACAACTACAACTGCTAATAAGTTTGACCTTAACACCGACTCTAATGGTCGTTGGATGGTTGAGAAATTTAAAGGGTTGTTATATCAGATTGAACGAGAAGCAAATGGTATTTCTATTGACACACGCCGTGGCAAAGGAAACTTTATCATTTGTACGAATGATGTAGCATCTGCATTGGCAATGGCTGGTGTTCTTGATTACGCTCCAGCAATGGAAGCAAGTGTAAACAATGACACGCATGTTAATACACTGGTTGGTACAGTCAACGGAATGAAAGTTTATGTTGATCCGTATTCTGGTGGTGTTACAAAACATACAGTAATTGTTGGTTATAAGGGAACTTCTCCTTATGATGCCGGCATTTTCTATTGTCCTTACGTTCCGTTGCAAATGGTTAGAGCAATGGGTGAAAACACTTTCCAACCGAAAATTGCTTTTAAGACTCGGTATGGTATGGTTGTTAATCCTTATGTTGCTGCTGATGGAACATTTACAAATGACCAAAATACTTATTATCGTAAGTTCCAAGTATTGAACTTAAT